CACAACTTTCCGCTAGACCTCGCTGCTGCAGACGTAACTCCTGTTGCTCTTACTGCACCTGCTGTAGGCTAATCTCCGTCCGTTCATCCCTCACAAGGGACGCATGAAGTTTGATCATGGAACGGGGGTCAAACACTTGGAGATTATCATGGCTTATCAAGTCACCTACAAGTATCGCGGCGTTTCTTACACTAAAACGGTAGTCCGTTAAAGCGGCATTGGGAGGTGCAAACCCTCCCTTACCTATTGGCGTTGGCCCTTACGAGGACACCCTTCGCCGTCTAGACGGTGGGATAGACCACAATAAAATTAAATACTCTGGATCCAGAGGAACTTGCTTAAACCTCTTATAAAAAACAATGGCATTCCAATCCTCGGTTAACCCCGCTCAGCTTACTCAGCTGGGTCAGGCTAACCTGACGGGCGATACTCGCGCCCTGTACCTTAAGCTATTCTCTGGCGAGATGTTTAAGGGTTTCCAAAACAATACTATCGCTCGTGACTTGATCATGAAGCGTACCCTGAAGAACGGCAAATCTCTGCAGTTCATCTACACGGGTCGCACCAAGTCCGAGTTCCATACTCCTGGCAACAGCATTCTGGGTGACACCAACGGTGCGCCCCCGGTGGCTGAGAAGACCATCACCGTTGATGACCTTCTGATCTCCAGTGCATTCGTGTACGAATTGGATGAAGTCCTCAGCCATTACGACCTGCGTAGCGAGATCTCTCGTAAGATCGGTTATGCTCTGGCTGAAAAGTATGACCGTCTGGCATTCCGTTCGATCGCTCGCGGTGCTCGTGCTGCCTCTCCTGTGTCTGCTACCGGCTACGTTGAGCCCGGTGGTACCCAGGTTCAAGTCGGTACCGGTACTGGTTCCGAAGCTGATGCTTACGATTCCGCTAAGCTCGTGGCTGCTTTCTATGATGCAGCTGCTGCTATGGACGAGAAGGGCGTCACCAGCGACGGTCGCGTTGCTGTGCTGAACCCTCGTCAGTACTATGAACTGATCCAAGCTGTTGGTTCTAACGGTCTGGTGAACCGTGATGCTCAAGGTTCTGCACTGCAGAGCGGTCAGGGCATCATCGAGATCGCCGGTATCAAGATCTACAAGTCCATGAACATCCCGTTCCTGGGTAAGTATGGTACCAAGTACGGCGGCACCACTGGTGTTACCGATCCTGGTCGCACTGGCGACTTCGTTGAAGTTGCTCTGGAAGATGCTGATACCGCTCAGACTGGTATCAACAACGATTACGGTACTGCTGCTGAAGTTGGCGCTACCTCCTGCGGTCTGATCTTCCAGAAGGAAGCTGCTGGTATGGTGGAAGCTATTGGTCCTCAGGTCCAAGTGACCAGCGGCGACGTGTCCGTTGTCTACCAAGGCGATGTGATGCTGGGTCGTCTGGCTTGCGGCTGTGATTATCTGAATCCTGCTGCTGCTGTGGAACTGCACGTTACCAATACTGCACCTTCTGCTTTCTGATTTTTATATCGTTTACGGGAGCTCCTTCGGGGGCTCCTTTTTTTTATTTCCTTATTGAGAATAAGAATCAATGCCTTTCCCTAATACTGGCTCCGACACTGAGCTTAAAGCTGTTAATCAGATCCTGGCGTCAGTTGGTCAGGCTCCTGTTACTACGTTGACAACTGAAGAGACTCTTGTAATTAACGAAGTTGATAGGTTTACAGGTTCTATCTCTGGCACTACCCTGACTACCGAGACTGCTAACATTCCTGTTGGTACGTACATTGGTGGTACTGGAGTAGAAAGTGGCACCTCTATTGCTACTGCTGGTGTGGAACAAGCCACCATTCCAGTGACGTATGAGTACACTGTGAACATTTCACAGACTGTCTCTAATCGTGCACTGACTCAATCTATCGTTACAAGTAGAGTTGAAACCCAAACCAACCCGGACGTTGCGATTGCACTCAACACCCTCCGAGAAGTTTCCCGCGAAGTACAGGCAGAAGGTTGGTCCTTTAATAAGGAATACGATTATCCAATCACCCCCGATTCAAACAACGAAGTGAAGATCTCTAATGATATTCTTCAGATGGATTTGAATCAAACCTACACCCAAAATATGAATCGTGACAGTATCAATCGTGGAGGTAAACTCTATGATCGTACCAAGCATTCATACAAGTGGACTGACGAAACACTTTATGTAGATATTACCTGGGAGATGTCCTGGGGTAGCATCCCTGAACCCATCCAAGCTTTCATTGTCGCCCGTGCTGCTAGCATTGTGTCTAGCCGTATCATTGGTGACCCTAACCAGTACCAAATGCTTCAACAAAAAGAAGCTTTTGCACGGTCTATGGCGCTTGAGTATGAGTGTAATCAAGGGGACTATACGTTCTTTGGTAGTCCCAAAGGGGAGAATTACTATCAAAGCTATCAACCTTATCACACACTGTATCGCTAATGCCAGCAGTAACTCAACTGACACCCAACTTTCTAGGTGGTGTTTCTAGACAAAATGATGACAAAAAATTAGAAGGTCAACTTACTGAGTGTGTCAACGGTTACCCTGATCCTACCTACGGTTTGCTAAAGCGTCCAGGTATGCAGTTCACCAGTGTCTTGAAAAAGCAAAACGGTGATGCATTTACTGAGACTGAGTTGGCAGGTGCTGCATGGTTCTTTGTTGAACGAGGTGCTGCTGGTTCCTACATTGGTGCTATCAAAGGTACCAACATCTACGTGTGGACTGCGGCAGACGGTACGTGGTGTACTGTGACTAACAGTGGCACAAGCTATCTGACTGGCACTCAGCAGAGTGACTATCACTTCCGTAGCATTCAAGATACTACAATTATCACTAATCGTACAGTAACTACTGCCATGCAACCAGCGGGTACGTTTGTTGCTGACTCAGTAGCTACCATTAAACTGCTTACATTGACTGATGGTTTTGAGTACACTGTTACTATTCAAGACCAAGCAGCTACAATGACCGCTCAAAGTAGTACAACATTTGATGACATGTTGTTGTACACTGCTGGTGCTTCAGAAGATGTACCTACTCACCACATTATTGATGGTGTTAAGGATCTGATTGAAACCCAACAGGCTGCCTCAAACGCTGACTTTACTGGTAGGTGGTATTTAGAAGGCTACAACAATAGCATTGTTATCCGTAGAACTAATGAAACTAATGGAGTTGTTACGGATTACAGTACTCCTGGTGGCACACCTTTAGCTTTTGAAATCGATGTTAGAGGTGGTATTAGTAACACAGCTATTGAAGTTTTTGAAGATCAAGTAGTAGATGTCACCAAACTTCCTTTAGAATCTTTTGGAGGTCACAACGTAAAAATCCTTAACAGTAACAGTGCTGAGGATGATTATCATGTTGTGTTTGTTGCTTACGATACTACCTTAAATAGGGGGCGTGGTTTTTGGAAAGAGACCGTAGCACGTGACGTGTCTCCTGGTTTTGATGCTGCTACCATGCCACATCAATTGGCTAACACTGGTGCAACTACCTTTACCTTTGGTCCTAGTACTTGGAAAGCAAGAGAAGCTGGCGACGATGATACTAGCCCTATACCTGCTTTTATTGGGGATCCTATTACTTCTACTTTCTTTTATAATAACCGACTCGGATTCCTATCCACGGACAACATTAACTTTAGTGTTGCTAACGATCCCTATAACTTTTTTGTTAAGTCAGCTCTTACACAGATTGACTCAGATCCGATTGATTTAAACGTGGCTAGCGTCAGACCTGTTACTTTGTCTGATGTTCTCCCGTCACCCCAAGGTCTGCTGGTGTTCTCTGAGCGTCAACAGTTCCAGGTGTTTACCACTGATGGAAGCACCTTGACTCCTACTTCTACCATTGTTCGCAGCGTCTCTAACTATGAGATGAATACGAACATTGCTCCTGTAGACGTAGGTACTACCACTGCATTTGTCAGTAATGTGTCGGGTTACAGCAAGCTGTTTACCCTGCAACTACGTGACGTTGAACAACCGCCTATCGTGGTTGACATCAGTAAGGTGGTACTTGAATGGATTCCTGAGACTGTAGACAACCTGACGGTTAGCCCTCAGAACTCAGTGATCATGCTTATTGACAGGGATACTTCATACCTGTACCTCTATCGTTATTACAATAATGGTAAGGAAGACCTCTTCCAAGCGTGGACTAAATGGCAACTTCCTGGCACTATCCAGTCTGCCAAGATCCTAAACGACTCTGTTATTGTTGTTTCTCAGCATGAGGATGAGTACACCATTGGTCAGATCACCCTTGATGAGATACCCACAGGAGACGTTGTAGCAGGCGCTAGTACCATTCAGGGTAATACATGCCTGGACATGGCTACAAGGCCCGTACAGCCCCACGCAAGCGTCGATGCGGTGGTGTATGATTCGACCAATGATCTGACTAAGATCTACGTTCCTTACACTCCCTTCGCTCAAACGAATGCAATGATGCTTCTGACTGTCCCTACCGCTGATGATGGTACGGATGCAGAGATTGATGCTGATGCTGGTTACTACGCTACTGCCTATGAGCGTACCGAACCTGTAACTGGTTATAGGTACTTCGAAGTAAAAGGTGACTTTACTAACTATGCTGATGGTATTGTTGTAGGTTATCCGTATGACCTAGAAGCAGTACTTCCTAAATTCTATTTCCGTAGGGACGCTAACACTACCGACTTTACCGCTGCTTTGACTATCTCCAGAGTCAAGTTCTCTGTAGGTAGGACAGGTGCAGTGACGTTTAAACTGAAAGCCCAAGGTTCTAACGAGTGGCGTAATGTACAACACACTGCAGATGCTGACTACTACTCAGCCGATAGTTCTCCTGTCAAGAGTGAGCGACAGTTTATTGTCCCTATCCATCAACGCAATACTAATTTTGAACTTAAAGTGACAAGTGATTTTCCATATCCTGTATCGTTGGTGTCGATGATGTGGGAAGGTAACTATACTCCCCGATTCTATAGGAGGTCTTAAGTATGTCAGACAATAATACAGCCGCTATTCTTGGCGGTGTATTTGGCGGTATCAGTGCTGTTACTGGCATCGTTAGTGCCATTGATGGTGCAGGTAGAGCTAACGAAGCTAACCGACGTGCTAAGCAAAACGCTGAACTACAGCGTATCCAGCAGGAAGGTGCGGCACAAGTTACCAACGCATATAATAAATTAGTTCATTTTGCTGACCAAGAAAATTACAAACGTCAGCGACAGTACGAATACGAAACTGCTATTCGTAACTGGAACTATCAGACAGAGATTCAAGACTTCCAGTACCTACAAGCTGCTAAACAGTTTGCTGGTTCTGTCGAAGCAACTCAAGAGCAGCTTGTTTACAACAGCGTTGCACAACGACAAGCTGTTGAATCTGAGCAAGCTGCATTTAATGAAATCATGGCTCAAGATGCTTTCCAACGTGAAGGCATGTTGATTGAGCAACTTCAGAACGAAGGTAAGGCTGCCATGATGCAAGCTGGCGGCTCACGTACCAAAGCTATCCAATCTACTATTGCAGAGGTTGGGCGTAACTCAGCTATTCTTAGGGCTAGCCTAATGAGTTCTGGTGTTCAGTCTGAGCGTAATCTGCGTGACATTGCGATGAGTCGGTACGCTGACGACATCAAGGCACGTAACGCGATGATGATTGAACCCGAGCGTCTGCCTGATATTCCCAAGCCTACTATGGCACCTGAGCGTATCTTTGTTGAGCCTATGGCTGCTCTGCCTGGTTACACGCCTGCACCTGCTATGCAAAGTGCTGCTGCTCCTATCTTCCAGGGTATCTCTAGTGCTGCTGCAACAGTTGGTGGTATGGCTATGCAAGCTGCTTATTACGGTCGAAATAGTGGCGGCGGTAGTACTACCCCATCTCCACAACCGTTTGATTATACGCCTAGCTATCAACGGACTTTGACTGATACTAATTCTAGAGCATAACTATGGCACGTATACAATACCAAGGA